TCATTCGCCGATTCTTTCGCAAGAGATAATCCAGGCGAACCGAAAGTATCACTGGTAGTGCCGGAAGTTTCCGCAGAAGTCGGGTCGCCGAAAGTTCCGCCCTTCGTTTCAAAAGTTACATCGCCGGTATTTAAACCGTCATTAGTGATGGTGGCGGAAATTGCGGAATCGTTTGTAACAACTACCTCTGACATTTTATAGATATTGAATTTTTTTACCCCTTATGACCTTTCGGACATCTTGTTCTCTGTGCGCGTATGCTTTTAATAATCTTTTTTTCTTTTGTTCAATTATATTCAAATAAGCGACAACTCTGTCTTTTTTATAATTCACACAATAAGGAAGCGCTCCCAAATAAGCCAAAATATCGTGTTCCACTGCCAATCCCGGCTCGGTAGTATCATTTGCGGTTGTTGAAACGGCAGTAAAAACAACCGGATTTCTTTGAAAAGATATTCTGATTCCATCGGCAAGTGTAACATTAGTGGCGGCCGGGGCCGGATATAATCTCATATGCCGACCAACTTTGTCATAATAAAGCGGCAATCCCTTAACCGGATTACCCGATGAATCCTCACCAAAATATTCATCGGGGCCTAAATCTCCTAATTCCGCTTGGTCTAATGGCCGAATTTTGCGATAAATTCCGTTATTATCAAGAATTTCCACCATATCTATTGAGATATACTCGGTGGCGAAAGAATAAAGCTGTTGGCCTTCTATAAGAGTAGTAGTCCCACGGGGATAATCCGTTTGATTCGGATCATCCATCTGCCAAGTGCCATCATTAAAAATAATCTCTCCATTTAAATTTTTAAGAGCTTCATTAACCTCTCTGGTTTTATCTAAACGAGGATAAGAAGTGTCATTTGAATCGCAGAGAAAATCTATTTTTTGGCTAATGCCTTGTTTTGTCGTGGCGTTATAAAATATCACAAAATTATTTAAATTTTTTATAATTTACTCAATTCTAACCCCGTCTCAAGCAGGGTTAGAGTGAACAAACTATACTACGTTAATATCCTGAATTACGCCGACCAAAGTGTTGGGGGTAAGCTGGCCTATATCAACGCGAGAATAGAATGCTTTACCGGAAAGGAAAGTATTGGTATCGCCTGCCGGGAAATCAATAGTATGGGCTTGCCCATAAGTTCCTCGCAAGATACCTACTTTGTGAGCTTTTTTAATACCGCCCATAACATGGTTGGTAGCATTATCGTTCGTCCAATAATGATCAGCTCCCAAGTAGTGATAACCTTCAACTGTTCCCTTTTTCAGGGCTTCATCAGCGGAAGTATAACCATTACTTTGGTTGAACGCTTCAAGAATTTCAAAATCTTCCGGTCTCCATGCGAAGCCGACTCCATTGGAGTTCATCAATGCTCCGCCATTAGCTTTCCGAATTTTCCTCTTTACGCCACGGACAATATCATCAATATTTGTCGCACTAACGGTAATTTGAGTAGTATCATCGGCAGTGCCGGAAGTAATATCGCCTACGCCAAAATTCGTCCAGCTACCATGCTGGGCAAGAGTATTGGTTTCAATGAATTCATTTAGCAAAGCTCCGATTCTATCAAATAATTCCGCGGGTTTTGTCCAAGGAGATTGGGCTAAATCAGCCAAATCAACGAATAGACCCAAATCACGACCGGTATCAATGGTCATGGTTTCAGCGGTTTCCGCGAAGGTTGAACCAACAAGTCCAGTTCCGCGCGTTACCGTAGTAACAGTCGGAGTGGTGGACATATAGGAAGTGGAATATACCTGAACATCACTCATCGTGACATCGGCCATTTCCTTCCAAGTTGTCGGATGATCTAAGCGGTCTTGAAGAACATCATCGTAAGTTGTCTCGTATGTAATTGTATTTGCAATAGACATCGTCTAATATATTTTATTTTTTAATATCAGACGAAAATCACTATTACGACCTAATCGTTATAGAACTTTTTACCGGATGTTTTTGCTCCCGCCATCATCGCTCTCACGATATTAGCGCGAGTTTTTCTGTCCGGCACTTGTTCCCTTGTTGGAGGAACGCCTTTGGCAATCCAGTATTCAGGAGTGTTTTTAGCGTCAGAACCTCCTCCGCCACCTCCTTTCACGCCGGAAGTTGCTTCAACATTAGCTCTGTTAGTTTGTTGGCGTTCAAGTTTTACCTTGAAATCCTCATCTACCAGAACCTCGTCTACATCCACACCCCACTTTTTGGCGGTATTTTTGGCAAGTTCTATATCGTCATGGTGAGTTAGCCCCGCGGAACGCAGAGATAATCTCTCCAATTTTTCTAATAGCAATTCGTCTGATTTTTTGTTTTCAACTTTTTTACTTTCCTCTTTAGGGGCTGGCTTTTCAAGACCAAGTTTTTTTCTTAATCTGGCAGCTCCTCCTTCTAAACGAGCAAGTTTTTCCTCATCAGTAAGTTTTACTTTTGAGTCGGTAGTTACTTCAGTTGTTTCTGCTTCCGCAGTTACCTCTGTTTCTGCTACCACTATTTGTTCATTTTCCATAAATGATAAGTGTTCAATTTAATTAATAATTGATAACTTTTGGTTCACTTTGCGAAGTGATAAAGTTATTACCTTTTGAAATGGTAGTATAACCAGTTTTTTTTAATTTACTACAAACTGAATCTGGCAATTACCGGCAAATGAACCTTGCGCGATAGTCGTTGCTCCAACTTTTAGATCTACCCAGGTATTCGGAGCGAAAACATATACTTCATCAAGGTTATCTCCACCGGCGGCTAATACGCCAACCGAAGTAGAAGCCGAGAATGTTCCAAGAACGTTAGCCGCCAAATAAACTGTACCCAGAGAAGTAGTCGTAGCGGACTTACTGACCGATTTACCCCATTCCAGCATAATTGCCGTATTGGTTGCGGTTGTAACCCGACCAGTGGCCAATACCAGAGTAGAAGTGGCTTCTGGACTTTTAACATTACAAACAGAGCTGGAACCTCTATTAAAGTTTATTCCATAAGTAAAGGTTCTTACTCCATTTACATTCAATTCAGGGCTTGGAAAAAAATTACCAGGAGTTGCTCCGAATGGCGGTGTCGGTTTATTCACCACAAGAACTACCAAAGCTCCGACAACCAATGCCAGCACTACCGCTAAAACTGTATTTAATTTACTCATTATCTATTTTTTCTTTTCTTTTTTTAAACCGACCTTTTCCTTTAATTTTACTTCCTTTTTTTCTTGTTTAATTTCTTGTGCCTCAACTTTATCTTTTAGAGATTTTTTTCCAAATCTCTCACGTAATGATTTTGGTAAGCTCATAAATTATTTAGCCATAAATTGAACTTGTGCGACTGTTCCGGAAGCGGATAAATCCACTTTCAAACATTTGGAATTCAAATCGGTAAAAGTAAATATTTTGCCCACGCCAACCGAAGGAGTATAGGCGATAGTTGAAGTTCCTTCACTTGGAGTTAATGAATTTACGACATTTCTTAGATTATCAGTTAAATCAAACCATCTAATGTCTTGGGTAAGAACCGGATTTAATGTTCCAGTAGTAGTAGATGCGGTAGAACAATCTAAATCATTTGAACCGGCTAAATTAAAACGGATATTCGGGCCTTGCGCCGAAGTAGAAGCTACCGAAGGAAATACCGTTAAAGCAACATTATTTTTATCCGCTCCCAATTTGAAAGGATAAGAAGTAGTTGCCGAATTGGTTACAAAAGCAACGCCAGTCGTGGAAGTTCCAACTCTTGTGCCAATTAAATCCACCGGTTCTCCCGCTAAATTTGATACCGGATTAGCGGCATTTCCTAATAACGGCTGAATCATAAAAATCCAAGCCATTGCGAAAACCAAAGCTAATGCTCCGAGTAAAATTATATTTTTTAATGTTAATGTTTTGCTCATAATTTTTTAATTTATTACGACCTTGATTATAAAAAACTACCGACTCATTGAGAGTGGCAGTTAAACTCCGAAAGATATAAAGCACTACCGATATATCCTTCGGGGTTCAATTGCGACCCCCAAAGATTCGTAGTGCTTTATATTTAGTTTTTAATTGTTTTACATCTTAATTTTACAGGTTTTACATCCAGCTTTTCTTGCTACCGACATCGCAATAGCTACGGCCTGTTTTTGTGGCCTGCCGGAATGTCTTAATTCCGATATATTCCTGCTTATTGTTTTTTTTGAATAACCTTTTTGTAATGGCACAACTTAATTATAGCACATTATAAACCGGGTTGCGACAATCTTTCTTCCGGCTCACTCTCCGACCTTGAAATTTTAGATAATTCTTTGAAACCATCCTCTAATAAATCTATGGCGATTCGGGAAGCGGCTAAAAGCTGAACATCCGTATTACCTTTGCTTGTTTTCAAAAAGGAATTAGTTAAAACCTCGCGAATTAAATCAGCTAAATCTTTATCCGCCATAAATTTTTTAATTCGTTCTCGCTTTTGGGGATTCATTTTATTGCGCTGGTTGCGGAGTTAATGCCGGTATTTGAGCATTTGGTTGAGTTTGTGGTTGCTGTGGAGCTATTTGCGAAGCAGACAGAAGAGAGGCAAAATCAGCTTGTTCTATATTGCTAAACTCCAAGATGTCATTAAAAGCGCTTGCCATTGCCGGTATCTGGATAAGTTGTTGAAAAACAGCCGGATTAGCAAAGACGAATTGAAAAATGCTGAATACTTTGTTGGTCATCTCTAATAAATCGTGTTGTTTCCCAGCCACATCTATTTCAATATCCAACTCTATATCTTTAAATTCTCCTTTTAAGATTTCTAATTTATGCTCGCTTCCTTTTTTAACGAAATCTTGTTTAAATTGCTGGATAAGAATTTCTTTATCTTCCGGCAATTCGCCATTCAAGATATGTTCAATGTTTGTCCGACTGGCAAAATTTTCTGCCAAAGTATTCGTAACATACTGTAATTCTTCAAAAGAAAGATTGGCGACAAATTTCACTCCTTTAAGGATTTCTTTTTTAATATCGGGGATAATAAATTTCCGATAAATTTTTTCTATGAACTTAGCGCGCTTGCCTTTGGTTCTTTCGTGCGGGCCTCTGCCGGTCTGTAATAACCGTTCTTGTCCTTTGAATGTCTGTCCGGAAAAACTTTGCTTGCCTAATAGCGGGTCTTGAGCGAAACCAATAAGTTGAGCATTTTGGAACTTCTCTGCGATAGCTTGTTGGAATAACTGGATGCTGGCGGCCTGAACAGTGGGAATGTTACCAAATCTTTTTCCCTCAGCCAAAATCGTAACTTCATTATTGTCCATATCATTGATTTGCTGGCGATTCGTGTAACCATCATCATCCGTCCAAATGATATTCTTTGCCGCGCCTTCCAGCATTTTCATCTTATGAATCTCCAAGAAATTAGTCCATATCTGTTCGTGAAAGAATATATCCGCGCCTTTGCCTAATGCTTTTCCTTCTACTGGTTTGGAAGTATGAAAAATTAAATCTTCTTCATCCGCTTCTTTGCGATAAAGTGTTACTCCTTCTTTTTTATCTTTTTGATTCTTATAAAAAGCTACAATATGGAGCTGTTCAAAATAATCCTCCATATTATCGTTATCTTTCAAATAACCCTCTGGCAGATTTCCCCTAACGATATAAACTTCAATGTTTTTCCCGGTGGTCTGATTCTTTTTTTGATTATATGAGCCGGCCATTTCCTTGTCCGCGGTAGCAAAAACAATTAAATCCTCCAAAGTTATATTCGCTCCGTTCTTTTCATCTCCCCAGCCGGAAGAAGCCATTTTTCTTAATTTGCTCGGGGAGAAGTAATACTTAAATCCTATTGGCCCGCCCAGAATGTCCGTTTGGTCGCAAAAAGCTATCCGATTCAGCTTCATAACCTCCGGAACATCTTTGCTATTTTGAATCAAAACACCGCCTAACTTATTGTCCGATTCAGTAATCTCATCAATTAAAGCGTCTATATCATGTTCTTTGATATAAACTTCATCGTGATATTTTTTTAATAAAAATTTAGCCGCTTTGTTAGTTTTATTTTTGAGAAAAAGAGTAATATCTTTCAGTTCAATATCTTCCGCGGTATTAGCAAGCTCCAATAATGGCTCTATGACTTTTTTGAATGGCCGCAACCAGTTATTATCTCCGGTGGTAAAGATTCCATCGGACAACATTGAACACATCTGGATATGCCGATTCATAGACCAGTCGAAGTTATCGTAAACTTTCACCTCCTCGGTAGAATAGCGATTTTCTTCAAACTTAATATATTCGTATATGCTGGTAGGATGCTCCATATTTTAAACAGTTTTTAATAAATTTAATGTTCTCCCGCCGAATGTTTCTGTCTTTCTATGACATTCCCAGCATAAAGTCCGACCATTATTGATATTCCATATTTCATCGCAATTCTTGGCTTCTTCAAAAGTTTTAATACTATTTTCCTGAACTATCAAAGCGAGAGGTTTAATATGGTCTACCGATAATTTTCCGCCTCTTATGTTACAATCTTGGCAAATAAAATCATCTCTACGAAGAATATCACTATGCCATAACCTATATTCAAAACAATGACGAATTTGATGATATAAAGGAGTTGCGCCACCTCGCCATAAATGACAATTTTCTCCTGATATTTCTGGTCTTTTTTTACCGAGCCAAAACCTTGTAGCATTCTGTTTCAGATATTCTTTTTGTTCTTCTGTAAATTTTATTCCTTTTCGGCTTGGCGGTTTATTTCCATTTAGCAAAGCGGTTTCTCTCATCTTTTCTTTAGATTCTTTGGTGTGCTTTGTTCCCAATCTCCGACTTGGTTGTCCTTTTTGAGCTAAACCTATATTTCTTCTATGTTCTTCGGTAAATTGTCTTCCGATATTCAATTTTCCTAATTGATTTCCTTTTTGGAATGGCATATTTTTATTCAAAAACCGCTTTGTCAAAAATCATTAAAACTTGTTTTGTGGCCAGTTCTCGGTTCACTCGGCTGACATATTTCCCGAATAAATTATTTATAATTCGGGGCTGGACAATTTTCTCTCTCTTTACCTCGCCTTTTTTTAAAGTGAGAATTCCCACGCCCCTCGCCAATTCCGGTTTAAGATTAAGTATTGCTTCTTGAATTGTTTGTCCTTCCGCAACGCAAGTTTTACCTAAAACTTTTAAAAAAGATTTAATTGGAAATGCCAACCTCTTTTGTTGTTCTAAAACACTTTCAACATTTGAAGCGTCTAAAACAGTTACTTTTTTCTTATTCAAACTTCCTTTTTTTCTTGGCATATTTTTAATGCGGTAAACTTTTATAATTCGGAAATCCGCCTCTTACCTTTTTCGCCTCATCATAAAGTTCTAAATCGCTTTTGACCCTGACTTTCGGCCCAGTCCCTAAGTTCTTATCAATTTTAGTGGCTAATTCCTTCCTTTCAACGAGGCAAGGCGGGCAAAAATATCTCTCATCGGAATCTTCTTCGTATTTTTGCGAACATTTAATACAATTTACCAACATAATTTAATTATAACATTTATTTTTTAACAAGCCAAGGGAATACTTTTTCCGCATTAGGAATAAAACTATAATTCTCTAAAATTTCCTCTCCCATTTTAACATCCTTAATAAGTTCGTCATCTTCGGCAATATAATTATAATTTTCCGAATGGTTCATATAAGCCTGTAGCCTAATTGTCGGCCAAACAAACTTTGAGCCATTAACAATTTGAGGAAATTGCTCTAAAAGAATCTGCTTAACTTCCGGCAATAAATGACTAAAATTGCCATAGGATAAGTCAAAAACTCTCGGTATATTATCGGCATAAAGTTTAGTGCCCTTTTTTAAATCTCGGATTGCGAAAACGCCCACGCCTGAAATAGGAGACGGCGCTATTTTTGTTGAAATCATAGTATTAAGCTGTAAAACCTGAATGTTTTGATTAGTGGTCAAAATTAAACATTTGATACTGACACTAATCCCTGAAAGATAGGGACTAATCGTTTCTCTTTTGCTCTTTCTCTCGGATGATGAGCGTGGCATAAAGTTATGCCATTATTAATTTCGTAACGGAGTTCGGCATACTCCGTATACCCAAGAATATGATGTGCTTCTATTTTTCCATTACAATCTTGATTAGCTATTTTACATTTGAAGTTATCTCTTAACCAAATTTGCATACGCCAATTACGATAAGCGGAACTTCTCCTATCTTTATTATCGTCTCCATATTTCTGTAATTTAGTCCTATCTTTAACCCAACGCCAGTTTTTTTTTCCAACCATTAATCCTTTATGTGCCTTACTTATTTTTTGGCGTGTTTCTAATATTTTAGCAGGATTTTTATCTCCCTTTTTTGATTCACTCATTTTTTTACGAGTTTCTTCAGACATTATCTTTCCTTTATTAGCTTCACTAATTTTTTGTTTCGCTTCTTCGGAATGTTTCCATCCACTTTGATTTAATTCATAAATTCCTGATGGCATATTATTTTAATTTTACTCTTTTAGGATTAAGAATCATCTCCATCGTTTTTTTCCAATATAGATATTGCCCATAGCTTCTAAAACCTAATCCTTTCATCATTTCTTTTAAGTCTCTCGTCTTGCTCTGGCAAGTTCTACAAACAGCCCAATGAGCCATTTCCGAATGACTATGCTGTCCGGCTAAACAATCCAACAAAGCTCTCTGAATCTTCCTATAATTCTTCGGGTCTTTTAAATGCGGGGGCATACCTACCGAAAAAGAATTGGGTGTAAATTTTGGAAGTTTAGCGGCTTGTTCTTTTNATAACATTNGTTTTAATTTTCGCTTTAACCATTTTTAATGGGAAAGATTTAGCGGCTTTAGGTTTTCTTTTTCCGAAACCGAATTTTGTTATTCCTGTAATAGTATTATTTATTGGCATAATTATAAGCCCACATTTTGTTTTATTTTTTTCTGTTTCTTCGCAATATGGGGACAAGATTCGTAACCCTTTTGGCAACATTCCGGTATTCTAAATTGCGTTCGTTCTACCTCAATTATTTTTGTTTCCGATTCTTTTGGTTCGTTCATAAAGCAATTTGCGTTCGCTCTTTTTTTGGATATTGAATCATATTCGCCCGCTGTTCTTTTCTTTGGATTATTGGAGCTAATGAAGTTATGGCATATCTAATTCCAGCCATGTGATGATTAGCGCATTTCGGGTCTTCCTCATTGATAATTCTACCATTTTTGTCTGTTAAAAACAAATAATTGCGATATTCTTTAAGGATATTATAACTTCGTCTTGTTACGCTAATCTTTTGAGCTTGAACAATTTGGATATTATGGTGAACTGAATCTTTGCCTTTTTGGCTTGGCAGAACATTCAGGCCATAACTCTTTAATTCATCAATACTCTTTGGTTCTGCGCTATCAGCTATTATTATCGCCTTTGGAAGATTCTTTAAGAAATCAGCTAAATCCTTGTTGCTCATTCCTTTCTGATAAAGCTGTTCGTCAAGAATATAGCCGCCATTGTAATAATATAAATCTCCGATTGCGCTTGGATCGTTAGTATAACCAAAATCCAGCCAATGACGCTCTAATCTTGCTTCGTGCGGTATTTCGTCTATTATCTGCCAATCTTTGTAAATTCGTGATTCAATTGTTCCTAACTTTCCTAATCCGTAAACATCCCACCATTGCTTATTATTTTTGTGCGATTCAATTTCTTGCCGGCTCGTTTCGTCCAACGCTTCGTTATCCAAATAAGTTAAAGTTATGAAATCAATATCTGTTCTTGCCGAAAGCATATCGGTGTAAAACCAAAATTCTTCGCTCGGATTCCAATCTAACCACACTACTTTTCTTGTTCTGGTAATTAGCTGGTCTACAATGTTGTAAGGCAAATTATTCGCTTCGTTGACGAATAATACATCCCTGCGCGGGCCGTGAGCTTTGCCAAACTTATCAAACGATATGAACTCTATAAAACTTCCTCCTTCAAAAGTATAAATATGTTTTGATTCATTCCAATTATTTTCATTCCAATATCCGTTCTCTCGCATTATGCTAATGAAATCTCTTATTGCGCCAAGTTGAAGATGCGGAAAACTCTCTGCTACCACAGTTAAAATTTCTCCTTTTGTGCTTTGTCCATAATCAATCAGCCAACAGAGAAT